TCACCATCTTTGACAAAGTGTACAACGATATCCCGCAAGCCATCCTCACCAAAACTGACCTCGTCATTTTCTGCGGATGGAACAACTTCCGCACCTTGATTGGAGCGTTGAAGTCGCAGACAGGTGTTATGTACAATCAAGTGGACCTCCAAGGTTTGGCCGATGGCGACATCATCTACCCTGGCACAAATGTCCGCATCGTTGCCGTCCCAGGTTTGACCTCTACCAACCGCATCGTCGCAACTTACCTTGGTAACCTTTTCTACGGAACCGACTTGCTCTCCGACGAGGAAAACTTTGAGTTGTGGTACTCCAAGGACAACGATGAAGTCCGCTTCCAAGCCGCCTTCAAAGCAGGTGTGCAGTTCGCATATCCAGACTTGATGGTTGACTTCAAACTGGCCTAAGTGTAAGGGGGGGAGGGAAACTTCCCCCCGCTTTTTTAGTCTAACATAACCCTCTAAAAATACACTATGTCTTGCTCCCTAACTACGGGCTACGCCCTCGGATGCCGTGACGCTGTCGGCGGTATCAAAACTATTTATGTCCAAGCCTTGAACGCTACAGGCTCCGTGAACACGAACGGTAGCGGCTTGGTAACTGGATTCACTCCTTCCTCGGTGTCGGGGTCTTGGTTTGAATACGACCTCACAAAGGCGACCTCTTCAATGACGGAAACGCTGAACGCAAGCACCGAAAACGGTACTTTGTTCTACACTCCCGAAGTCACCTTCACCATCAACAAGTTGCAGACCTCCGTCCGCAATGAGTTGCGCCTCTTGGCTCGGAATCGCCTCTTGGTCATCGTCCTTGACAACAACGGACGCTATTGGTTGCTTGGTGCTGCGAATGGCTTAGAAGCCTCCGCTGGAACTGCGGGGACTGGTACTGCATTCGGCGACAGGAGTGGCTACGAGATGACGCTGACGGGCATGGAACCCGATGCAATGCTGAACATCGCAGCCGCAACTTTCTCCGCTTCCACAACCCAAATCAGCGGGTCGTAGCGTATCTTTGACCTGCGGGTTCTCATACTCCCGCATGGTTTAGTGGTTAGGGCCATCTCTCACGGGGTGGCCCTTTTTTTTTGTAACTTTGGGTATGAGAATTTGCATCGTTTACAACGCCCACCCGACGGGCTGCTCCTTCTACCGACTGGAAATGCCAAACGCATATCTTGGCGACAACTACACGGAGTTTGACTATGTGTGCGTGGACAACATCGCCAATGTCAAAGACGAAGACCTAAAGACCGTTGATGTGTGGTTATTTAATCGCTTGTGGTGTCAAGGTACCTTGGACCAAATTCGTAGCGTTTACAAGGCTCTCACGGCGTTTGGGGCGAAGGTGATACTTGACCTTGACGACTACTGGGTGCTGGAGAGCGGGCATATCATGTATCGGCACTACCTATCCACCAAACTTGACGAGCAAATCCGAGAGCATATCCGCTTGGCCGACCATGTGACCACCACGACCGAACACTTGGCGCAGAAGATTCGCCTGCTCAACAAGGCCGTCACCATCCTCCCGAACGAACCCTACGAGGCCTATCAGCAGTACCTCCCCGACACGACGGCCGAACCCGAACCGCACCTGTTTAAGATTGGTTGGTTCGGAGGGGCGCAGCACCAGGAGGACATCGCCTTGGTGGAACATTCGTTTGGATTGCTTGCCCACGACAAGTCGCTGGATGGGAGGTATAAGATTTACCTTGGCGGGTGGAATGATGGGAACGCCGTTTACGACGACTACGAAAAGATGTTGTCCTGCCGTGGGCTGAACAAGAACTACGGCAGAATCCAAGCGGCTGACATCTACTCCTATGTGGGCGGGTACAACTTCATCAACGCAACCATCGCACCGCTCCGTGATACCAAGTTCAACCGCCTCAAAAGCGAACTGAAAGTGGTGGAAGCGGGCTGGATGGGCAAGGCTATCATCGCCTCGGAAACCATCCCCTACACGGACATAATCGTCCACGGCCACAACGGGTTGCTCATCCCCTACGGCAAGAAAGACGCTTGGTACAAGGCGGTTAAAAGGTTTGTGAACGAACCCGACTACGCCAAAGCCCTTGCCGTGCAGTTGTCCAAGGATGTGCGGGAGCGGTTTGACATCACCAAGACCGCCGAACGCAGGGCCGAACTATACCGAAGCATCGGGCGCAAATTGTGAAATTGGCGGGCAAAGTACATTTAAGGATAGCGTGATTTACCTATCCCCCAACACCACGAACACCATCGTCGTCACTTGGACGCAGCGGGCCTCATCGGGGGACCGTTACATCTTGCGGCTGACCAACATCGTCAAGAACCTAACGACCGACTTCACCCTGCTGAAATCGGCCAACCTTTCCAACTACACGAACCGCTATGACAAATTTTCGCTTGCCGTGGGGTCGCTTGAAACGGGGTCGTATCGTTATGAAGTTTACGATACCTCTTCCACGGTTGGTGCAGCCGTTGCGGTGGTTGAAACGGGCTTGGCGTATGTACAGGTAATCAGCCTCACATTTAACACCTTCGCCAATACCATCCAATATAATGTTTACGGCGCAAGTGCCGTCAGCATCTTTGATTCAACCTTTGACCCAACCTTCCAATGAGCGTACAAACTCGCAGTCAGTTGGTAGCATCTGCCGCTACCATCACCAACGAAACAACCGCCGCAGCCAATACCGCCGTCCGTGTTGGCGGACTCTTTGACGACCTCGCAGACACCGCCACATTGGACCGAGAGCGGGGCGTGGCGAACCTGTACCTTGACACGGACACTTCATTCACCCCAACCCAAGGGAGTGCGGTAAAACTGACCTCTGCAATGAAGTCTGGTCTGCTGACTACCTACAACTTTTCACGGACCACGACCTCCATCACCTACACAGGAACGACGAGTGCATCGCTTCGGGTGTCGGTTAACATGGTGATTTCACAAGGAAACGGCAACCAGGTCAAGATTTACATTGCAAAGAATGGAACCGCTATAAATCAGTCCATGGCTGACCTCACGCTATCGCACGACAACGGCCATGCGGTGTTCACCGAAACCGTTCTGCAAGGTGCGGTCAATGACGAATTTACCATCTTGGTCAACGCTATAAGTAGTGGGTCCAATATCACGATTTCGGCTCTATCCTTCACCGTCCACACACTATGAGCAGCATAAAACAATCGTTCACCCAATGGTTGGGTATTGAACACAAAGTCCCCGTGATGCTTGAAAACAAAGCGGGCAAGTACATCACTTATGGGGCGTTCAACGAGTACCCCTACTATCTGCTGGACAACTACCGCCGCAGTTCAAAGCACAACGCTATTGTGAACGGCAAGGTCAACTATATCGTGGGCGGTGGCTGGCAACCAGGCGAGAAGATGACCGTGGAGCAGCAGGCAAGGTATGCCAAGTTTTTTGACGGGCTATCCGAACATGACGACCTCAACGACATCACCGAAAAACTCGTCCTTGACTTGGAACTATTCAACGGGTTCGCCGTTGCGGTCACATGGAACAAGATGGGAACCATTGCAAAAATGGAACACATTCCCTTTGAAAAAATCCGAGTGGACAAGGACGAGCGGATGTTCCAAGTCGCTGACTGGTACGACGATGCAATGGTTCAACTCTACCCGAAAATTGGGGATGTAGAAAAAATCCCCGCCTTTGATGCTGACAACCGCATCGGCAAGCAACTATTCTATTACAGGGTGTACGCAGCAGGCGTGAAGTCCTATCCACTGCCCGAATACATGGGAGGGTTGGCTTGGATTGAAGCGGATGTGCAGGTTGCAAACTTCCACAACAACAACCTCCGCAATAACTTTTGGGGCGGGTATCTCATAAACTTCAACAACGGAATCCCTACACCCGAAGAACAGGGCGACATTGAGCGGCAAATCAAGCGCAAGTTTTCGGGGACCGACAATGCGGGACGCTTCGTGGTCACCTTCAACGACGATGTCAGCAAGGCTCCCACCTTGGAACCGCTCACGCCGTCCGATATGGACAAGCAGTTTGAGATTTTGAACAAAGCCATCCAGTCCGAAATCTTTATTTCGCACAGGGTCGTGAACCCCATGCTCTTTGGCGTGAAGACCGAAGGCCAACTTGGTGGACGGCAAGAATTAGTGGAGGCGTACGAATTATTCAAAGCCACCTATGTGAACGACCGTGTGCGGAAAGTGGAGCGGATGATTAACTATTTGGGTTCGTTCAATGGCGTGGAGGGGATGGAACTTATCCCAGTTGAGCCGATTACGGAGCGACTATCCGAGCAAGCCCTGCTGCAAATCATGACCCCCGAAGAACTGCGGGAGAAGGCGGGACTGCCTGCGTTGGAAAAGCAACCCGCCGATGTGGTCGGTCCGAATCCCCAACCCGACGAGCAACCACAAACCCCCGCCGTCATGAGCAACGATAACATCAAGAAATTGTCGGGCCGTGAGTACCAAAACCTCATGCGAATCGTCCGCCATTATGCGCAGGAAAAAATTACCTTGGAGATGGCCCGCACGATGCTATCCGCTGGTTTCGGCTTGACCCCCGAAGAAGTCAACACCCTGCTTGGCGTGCAAGAGCAAGCCTTCAGCGAGCCTATGTGGGGCGAAGAAGACACCGAGGACTACGGATGGGGGGAAGAAGAGTTCAAGGTCTTGGAGGTGGTCGCAAGCAAGTTTGGGAGCAGTTCCGACGACTATGTGGTCATGCACTCCAAGCCCATGCGGTTTGACACCGACTTAGACGACCAAGTGCGTCAAGCGTTTGCAGAACTTGGGGAGGAAGAAAAGGAACTTGACGAGAAGATTGAAAAGTACCGCAAGAAGAATCGGGATGCTTCCGTGGAAGAAATGGCCAAGGAGTTCGGGGTCAGCAAGGCGAAAGTCGCCAAGCGGGTCGCCTACTTGATTACCAAAGACCGTTACCCCATCGCCCGTGCCGTGGACCAAATCGCCGAGCAGGGCTTGCCCAAAAACATCAAGGAAGTGGCCGAACCCGTGCTGGAGGTCCGCTACAAATACTCATGGGCCGCAGGGTTTAGCAACAAGGATAAAAAAACCAGCCGTGAGTTCTGCAAGGTGATGCTGGACCTCGCTGACCAAGGCAAGGTGTACACACGGGACGATATTGACGGCATCTCCAACATCATGGGATATAGCGTATGGAACCGCCGTGGTGGTTGGTATCATACCGCAAGCGGAGTGAACAGGCCGCAATGCCGCCATGTGTGGGAGCAGCAGTTGGTCATCCGTAAGGGCAATAAAATCACGAAAGCATGAAGGCACTTTTTATCAGCGAACAAACCCTGCTGGACAATAGCGTAATAAACGAGAATGTGTCGTTCACGCAGATACGGCCAACCATCGTGAAGGTGCAGGAGA